CAACATGGTGGATCGACGTAACGGTGAACGGCAAGCGGCATAGAGTGTCGGCGGATACTATGGACCGGCAGGACGCGCTTATCAAAGAAGCGCAGTTGAAAAAGCAGTTGATGAATGGTTTTATCCCGGTCCCGGTAGAAGCGCCGTCCTGCGAGGTCTGCACGTTACAGGCGGCTTTTGACCGGATGCTTGAAAGCCATTGGAAGGGGACGCCGTCTGAAAAGACCGTCACTTCTCACATGAGCCAAATTACGAAAGTCATCCCGCCGGAAACACCGATAGCGTCGGTCAATGAAAAATTGATTTTCAATCTTGTCAAAGTTTTGAAAGACGGCGGGAATAGCCCCGCGTCTATTAACCGGAAGCTTTCAACCCTCTCTACTACTTTGGAGCACGCTTGCTATCGTTGGAAGGTTTTGCCGGTTGTCCCGTTCATTCCACGCGGAAAGGAAAGCAGGGGTCGGATGATGGTTATTTCAAAAGAACAGGAAGCGGAAATCTTGCGGATAGCTAACACCTTGTCCCGGTCCTTCGCTGGACTATTAGCTATCCTTTTTGAAACCGGGATGCGTCTGTCGGAAGTAATGGACCTACAATGGAAGGACATTGACCTTGAGAAACGCATGATTCACATTTGGGAGAACAAGACGGACAACCCCCGGTCTATTCCTATGACGGACCATCTGTTTACTGCCCTGACGATTGCCCGTCAGTGCGATTCCGCCTTAGAGGGCGGTTCTGTGCCGGTTGAGAACATTGTGCAAGAACTCACGATAAACCGCGTTCAATATTTGTGGGCGCAGGTCCGGCGGCTGATGAGAGTGTCGGACCCTGAGTTCACCATCCATGCAATTCGCCATACCGTCGCTTCCCGGTTGGTCCAGAACGGAGTTGACCTTTACGTTGTGGCAAAGTGGCTCGGACACACTTCCATCAAAACGACGGAACGGTACGCGCACCTTTCGCCAGAGAATCTGAAGAAGGCCGCGCAGGTACTCAACGCGTTTTCCACTTAGGTGCGCCCGAAATTGTGCCTATGGAAACATTCGTTACAAATGTCACATCCGGCACACGCCGGGAAGGGAGTCACAGCCTATGACACATGATGAGAAAATTCAGCGGCAGATTGAGCTTGAGCAGAAGTCACGCGGGGACGGACAAGCCCGGTACTGGCGGAACTACGACAAGTCGGTGAAGAAGGGACAGTTCTCTGCCACAGCCCCCGGCACAGACCTGATGCACACTATCGTCGGTCGGCTTGCGGAACGGATTGCGGTTTGGCAGAAAGACCGATCCCGTGCGGCAAGCCGGAATATGTCGCTCAAGCTGATGCTCGACAACTTCAAACCGGAAATGGTGGCGTTTGTAACAGCCAAGCTCATCCTAAACACCGTGACGAAGCGGGAATCCGTGCAGTCAACGGCAATCACAATCGCCCGGTTCCTTGAGGATGATTTGAATTATCGGAACTTCCGCAAGGCAATGCCGAAGTACGTTGAGAAGGTTAAGAAGCATCAGGAAATGAAGCGGACGGACTACCGGACCAAGACGTTTGTCATGCGAAAGATGCAGAAGCAGAAAGGCGTCGATGAGGTTGAGTGGTCTATCGAAGAAAAGGCCCGGCTTGGGATGTACCTTGTCGAGATGTTCTGTGAAGTATCTGGTTGGGTAGAGCGTGTTACCGTCTGGACCGCAGGACGCCGGGAGAAAACACTTCTTCAACCGACCCCCGAACTTCTCGCATGGGTGAATGATGCTAACACAGCGAAGGAACTTCTCACGCCGGTCTATCACCCGATGCTAGTTTCGCCGGTTGATTGGACCAACCCCTTTGACGGTGGCTATTACGACCTACCGTTGACGCTGGTGAAGAACAAGGACCGGGACAAAATCGGACGGGCGTATCTTCAAGAGCTAGCCGGTAAGGATATGCCGCGCGTTTATGAAGCGGTGAACACCCTTCAGCGGACCCCGTGGAGAGTCAACCGGAACGTCTTTGAGGTTGTCAAGCGGCTGTTCTTCTCAGATGAGTTCAAGGGCAACCTCGCCGGTCTTCCGCCCCGCGACCGGTTTGAAAAGCCTACCGCTGGTCCTGAGTTTTACACCGACATGGAGTACAAGAAAGCCCACAAGCGGGAACTTGCGAAGATTGAGGAACTGAACAATCAGCTTGACTCCAAGCGGATTGCTACGGCGGCTCAGATTGAAACGGCAGAGATGCTTTTGAATGAACCTGAGTTCTTCTTCCCGTATCAGCTTGACTTTCGTGGCAGGGTCTACCCTGTCCCGACCCGCCTGAATCCTCAGGGTGAGGACTCGGCCCGTGGAATGTTGGAGTTCGCCAACGGTCTGCCTATCGGACGCGACGGCGGCAAGTGGCTGGCGATTCACGGTGCGAATATGTATGGCGTCGATAAGGTTTCGTTTGAGGACCGCGTGAAGTGGGTTCTTGAGAATGACCGCGTTATCACTGAGTGCGCCATGCATCCGTTTGACAGTTTGGGGTTCTGGACGAAGGCGGACAAGCCGTTCCAGTTCCTCGCTTTCTGCTTTGAGTGGACGGCATACACCACGCACCTTGCAGAAGGGAATTTCATGGACAGCTTCATCTCCCGGCTTCCGATTGCGATGGATGGTAGTAACAACGGTATTCAGAACCTCTCGGCGTTGGGTCGGGACGTGAACGCGGCGCCCTTTGTCTATCTCATTCCCTCGGACGTTCCGCAGGACATCTATCAACTCGTGGCTGACCGCGTGATTGAAGCGGTGAAAGCCGACTACAACAACCCTGACCCCAAACGGCGCGCTCAGGCTTACGGTTGGGAAGGGCATATCACACGCAAGATTGTGAAGCGCCCCATCATGACGATGCCCTATGGCGTCACGCAGTACGGGATGATTGACCAGATTCAGCAGGAACTTGTGTCCATGCAGTTGCAGGGCAAATGCCCGTTCAACACCGACTGCCGGGCCGAAGCCGCTTACTTGGCGGTGAAACTCCGCGAAGTCCTCGGGGACACCGTTGCTTCTGCTGTCGGCGTGATGACTTGGTTGCAGGAAGTCGCACAGGTTGTTGCAAGCGACGGTTTGCCGATTGTGTGGCAGACTCCGATTGGTTTCCATGTTCAGCAGAACTACCGCAAATTAGATTCTAAACGTGTTATCACCCTTCTCGGCGGAGTGCGGGTTGAATCGCGGATTAATGTTCCGACATCAGCCGTTGACGTAAAGTCTATGTCGCGTGGAATCAGCCCGAATCTGGTACACAGTTTCGACGCCTCTCACATGATGGACACTATCCTTCGATGTAAAGAGCGCGGCGTGATGGACTTCCAGATGATTCACGATTCTTATGGGACTCACGCTTGCAACGCCGGTCTGCTGGCCCATGAACTCCGCGAGGCGTTCATTACTCAGTACACGCCGGATCGCCTGAGAGAGTTCGTGGAGCAGTTGCGGGAGCAGGTTGGTGAGGACAGCCGCCCGAATCTGATTGACCCGCCTGAGTACGGTGAACTGGACATCAACGTGGTCCGTGACAGCCTGTACTTCTTTGCATAGTCCATCCTTATAGACTTTAAGTTTAACTAAAAGTGAGACCCCCGGTCACAAGCCGGGGGTTTCTGCTTTTTGTATGTGTTTCCTATTTACTTACTACTACTTAGACCAAACATGAGTGTTGAAAGTGGGAGTAATAGAGAGAACGTCACAGCCACAGCGAAAGGAGAACCTTATGGAGAGACTTCCAAGCATCGCGGAAATGAGCGTGAATCCTATCAACCCTGCCCCGCCAGAGTTCAATGAGGAACTTCTGAACGCTATCCTCGGCGCACAGGCACGGCTGAACAGGCGGAAACAGATTCTCGTGACGCCGGTGAAAATCAAGTCCGGCGAAGTGTTCACGATGGAATCCGGCGGCAAGTATCTCTGCACGTCGCGGGGAAACTTCGTCCGGCTCGACAAGAAACTCAGTAAGAAGGCGCGCAGGAAAGCCGCCAGAAAGTGAGGCGCACATGAAGAAGACTCTCAGTACCGTCATTGGCCTCAACCAGCGGAAGGAACTCCCGGCAGATACGCGCGTTCTGTTCAAAATTGGACAAAACGAGGTTGAGGTTGTTCACGACATATACACCGACACTCTCAACATCCGGTCCAATGGGTTTCATAGACTTTGTGTCTATCCCGAAGACTCAAACGTAATTCGTGTGGGTATTGCTCACAGAAAATAACTGAAAGGAGCACCACTATGGAACAGCCTACTATCGTTCTCGCCATGACGCGTAAGGAGTTTGAGAAGCTGGTTACCGGCTGGTTTGTGAGCCAGATGCAAAACGGTGTCTGCACCTGTGAAGCCTGTGAAGGTGTAGCAGAAATTCTCGGTGAGGGAATCGAAGAACTGTTGCTGTTCGATGAGATGGTGGCTGACATGGAAGCCATCGAAGACCTCATCGACAGACTGAAGTCAGACGCTCGGATGAACTAGCTTCTTCTGACTCACCCTCAGTATCTCATCGAAGCGTAACCCCACCGAAACGAAAGGAGACAACACACTATGACACGAGATAACCTCATGAACGGCAACCCTGCCGAAGCGGTGAAGGAGAGTTACAAGCTGGTCCACGCTCTCGACAACATCACGCCCCCGAACCCCGCCCTCAAGGTTCAGTCCCTCGCCTTTCTGACGGCGATGGTCGCAGACCTCATGGACTATGAGCCACACCTGATGATGACTCTCGGTGACAACATCAGGCGCGAGATGTCCAAGCACGAGCCGGACACGCTCAAAGCGTTCCGCGCTTATGTGCAGGGAGAACTGCGATGACGGACGCAAAACCGAAGACGGGCGCGGACAACACCAACGTCATCAGTAACGTCTATGACGTGCGGTGTAAGAAGTGCGGGACGAAGTTCATTGCCTACTCCACGACCAAGACTTTCTCGTGTCCGGTGTGTGGTGCGCTTCAACCCGCGTTGAAACTGGAAGCCTACAAGCTCCGCTCAAAAGTCTTTTACCGCAAGCTCACCGAGGACGGGCGGCGGAAGCTCATCGGGCGGCGAAGGGACAGGTGAAGTTATGAGCGAACAGGAATACATCGACACGTTGATTGAGTCGGCGCGGAAGTATGTGAAGGCTGACCGTAAGGTTCCGGTGGACCTGTTGGCAAAACTTCACAGGCTCGGGGTTGAACTGGAAACTATCTATCAGGACAACAACCTTGGGTTTGAAATCTTTGAAACCAAAACCATTAACAGCTTCGATGAAGTCGAGGCATGAAAGGAGAAAGCACTTGGCTGAAAAGAAAGAGCGCAACAAGATGTTCACAACTCCGAAGGGTATCGCCGCCTATCCGTGGCTGACGAAGCCCGACACGAAGTTCAAACAGGCGGGTGAGTTCTCTATCCGGCTGAAGGTTCCGGCAGACGAAGCCGCCGGGCTGGTCAAGCTGATTGAGGAAGCCCGTGAAGCGAACTTCGCCGCTGTCAAGGCGGACAACCCGAAGAAGAACATCAAGAAGGCAGACCCCCCGTACAAGCCTGAGCTTGACGATGAGGGTAACGAGACAGGCAACCTGCTGTTCAACTTCAAGCAGGGCGCGGTCATCAAGACGAAGGATGGCGAGACCATCAAAGTCACCATCAAGATTTTCGATGCGAAGGGTCAGCCCATCGTCGGCAAGATTGTCGGCGCAGGGTCTACTGTGAAGGTCGCCTTCCAGTTCAACCCCTTCTATACCGCTCAGATTGGAGCCGGTATCGGGCTTCGTCTGAAGGCTGTGCAGGTTCTTGACCTGATTGAACCTCAGGGTGGGTCCGCCAGTTCCTACGGTTTCGGTGAGGAAGACGGTTATGAGTTCGATGGCGAGGATGTCGCTTTCGACGGACAGGCTCCCCCGGCAGGTACGCCGAGTAATGGCGACTTCTAAACTGCCCCGCCTTCGCACACGCTCCACTCTGGAATCCTACACCATAAGCGATTTGAAGGAACGTCAGGTTGACTTTCAGTACGAACCTCACCGCATTAAATATATGCAGGTGCAGGAACGCTCGTACACGCCTGACATCCTTCTCGCTAATGGGATATATGTTGAGGTCAAAGGATACTTTACATCCCTTGACAGGGCGAAACACCTGCTCATCAAGAAGTCCAACCCCGACCTTGACATTCGGTTCCTGTTTCAGAGGGCAAACAACAAACTCAGTAAGACGAGCAAAACCACTTACGCCGCATGGTGTGAGAAGCACGGCTTTTTGTGGGCGGAGAAGTGTGTCCCTCAAGAGTGGATTAACGAGAAGCCGAAATCCAAGCGAAAGGAGAAGAAGCTCCCGAACCCCGGCTTAACGTCAGCCGGTCCTGAGCGTCTTTACAACTAACAATAATGCCTTCCCCCAACGTGAAGTACCTTGCCGTCCATTGTGCCGCGACGAAACCGTCGATGGACGTTGGTGCGGCTGAGATTGACCGGTGGCATAGAGCACAAGGCTGGTTCAAAATCGGCTACCACTATGTCATCCGACGTAACGGGAAGATTGAGAAGGGGCGTCCTGAGTCTGAAATAGGGGCGCACGTTAGCGGCTACAACTCCGTGTCTCTCGGTGTCTGCCTTGTCGGTGGTATCGACAGTAGAGGAAAGACCGAGAACAACTTTACTCCGGCTCAGTTTGAGTCGCTGAGAACCCTACTCACCGAACTCAAGGCCCGCTACCCTGAAGCCATTGTACAGGGACACCGGGACTTCCCTAATGTCAAGAAGGACTGCCCAAGCTTCGACGTGAAGAAGTGGTGGTCGGAACAATAGTCCCCTCAGCGGACGTAGTCGCTTTCACGCTCGGTATCGTCCGGCATTGTGGCTACGTCCGCTTTTAATTGAGAAAGGAGCATCCTATGGAACTTACAAAATTTCAGATGGTGAAGATTGGTTTCTTCGCCGGTATCGGAATGTATCTGTCAGGCATCGTGTGCGGACTCGCCGGTGTCCTGCTGTCCATCATCTTCCGCTAAGAAAGGAGCATACACATGAAAGCAAAGACCAACAAGATTCAGATTCTCAATCACCTGCTCGGTCGGAAGCATATCTCTCAGCTTGAAGCCCTCGGTGTTTACCGATGCTTCCGCCTTGCTGCTGTCATCCATGAACTCCGTAAGGAAGGCTATAACATTCAGTCTCATTGGTCCGTTGATGCGACCGGTAAGAAGTACAAGCGGTACTACCTCGCAAAGTAGGTGACGCTTATGGCTGACGGGAAATTCCTGCGGCATGAACCCTGCCCGAAATGCGGAAGTAAGGACAACCTCGCCCGATACGAGGACCACGGCTTCTGCTTCGGGTGTGGGTATTACGAGGGTACGGGGGGCGTCGAAGCAGAACGCCCCATCCTCGACAATATAAACTTCGTCTACGGTGAGTTCATGCCGCTGATGAAACGACAAATCAGCGAAGAAACTTGCCGCAAGTTCGATTACAGGGTTGGCGTTTATCGTCAGCGCGATGGGTTGATGTCCCCCGTTCAGATTGCGAACTACCGTCTTGACGGGAAGGTAGTCGGTCAGAAGATTCGGTTCCCTTCAAAGGACTTCAAGTACATCGGTGACGGAACTCAGCCGCCCCTCTTTGGTCAACACCTTTGGGGAAACGGCGGGAAGATGATTGTCGTAACCGAAGGTGAGATTGACTGCATGACGGTCAGTCAGGTTCAAGGCAACAAGTACCCTGTGGTCTCGGTCCCAAACGGAGCGCAAGGCGCGCGCAAGGCACTTCAGCGTGAGCTTGAGTGGCTTGAACGCTTCGACTCCGTGATTCTCATGTTTGACATGGATGAACCGGGACAGGAAGCCGCGAAGCTCTGTGCTGAAATCTTCACTCCCGGTAAGGCGAAGATTGCTCACCTGTCCATGAAAGACCCCAACGAGTTGTTGCTTGCCGGTAAGGGTGAGGAAATCATCCGAGCCATCTGGAACGCAAAGGAGTACCGGCCCGATGGAATCATCGCTGGTCCCGACTCGTGGGATTATTTCATGAAGAAGCGCAACGCCGTGTCCATCCCGTATCCGTGGGAACCGCTCAACAAGCTGACCTACGGACTCAGGAAGCACGAGCTTGTCACGGTTACTGCGGGGACCGGCATCGGCAAGTCAACCCTCTGCCGGGAACTAGCGTACCACTTGGTCAAGGCCGGGCAGAAGGTCGGCTACATCGCTCTTGAGGAATCGGTTGGTAAAACTGCCGAGTCCTTCATCTCACTTGAACTCAACATTCCCCTTCACACGTCCAAGACGCCGGTCTCTGATGCGGTTCTTCAAGAGGCGTGGAAGCGGGTATTCGACAACAGTCGGTTCTTCCTCTACGACCATTGGGGTTCAACCGACATCGACAACCTCATTTCCAAGATGCGTTACCTCGTCCGGTCCTGCGGTGTGGATTGGTTGTTTCTTGACCATATTTCCATCGTGGTATCCGGCATCGCTGATGGTGACGAGCGGCGAATGATTGACAACATCATGACCCGGCTCCGCACCTTCGTTGAGAACGTGGACTGCGGACTCATCATCGTTTCGCACTTGAAGCGGACTGATGAGAAGACATCCCACGAGGAAGGCGGACGAGTCCGGCTGTCTCAACTGCGAGGGTCCGGCGCAATCGCTCAGTTGAGCGACATTGCCATTGGCCTTGAGCGGGACCAGCAGGACGAAGAAGCGGCAAACGTGGTGGCGGTCCGCGTGTTGAAGAACCGGTATTCCGGCGACACAGGGATTGCCTGTGAAATGTACTACGACAAACTGACAGGTAGGCTTTACGTCCGAGAAGCCGAGCAGGTGTTGTTCACTCAGGCGGCGACAGAGGACGGGAGCATCGACTACTGAGAAAGGAAGGTTGGTATGGGGAAGTATCCATCATGTGATTCGTGTGATGCCTATGTCAATAAGTTCTGTGTGGACCGTAAGTCTGGTGTCAGAAAGTTCGAACCGGACCCCCGGCTCGGCTGTCCTGACCACAAGCCGGTCAAGCTGTTTCGGATGCATGACCATCCCGATGAAAGCCGAAAGTCTCTCGGGCTGAACATCCTCGATAACAACGGGATTGAACTGGATGAGAAGAACCCCGGTCCGATGGGTGATTGGAAGTCAAGCGGCGTCTTCTGTAAGGGGGAAAATGAAGTTACGACTCGGAAGTGTATTGACTGCGCTCACATGAGTCAGGCCAATGCTCCTTATACGACTGATTACTGTCAGAAGTTTAAGGTCGAGAGAAGTCGCCACGCGGTCTGTGTGTGTACTGAGCATACACCCGTTGAGAAGGCGAAGAAGCCCATCCCGACTGAGATGTTCACCGTCACGAAAACGGGCGACGCCAACACGTCTGAACACTACAAACACTTTCGGATTCAACCTATCGACTTCGTGGTTGCCAATGACCTCGGTTTCCTTGAAGCCAATGTCATCAAGTACATCTGCCGGTATCCCTACAAGGAGAACGCGCTGAAGGACTTAGAGAAAGCCCGGCAGTACGTCGATTGGCTCATTGAACGTGAGAGAAAGAGAGGTTCTGTATGACATACTCACAAATGAAAATGCTCATCAACTTCATCAAGCTCTGCATCACGG